CTTCTTTTGAGGCTCTCTTTACCCGTGAACTTATGGTCTCGGTTGAGCAGGAACTCTACAGTTATATGACTGGAGCGCTCCCAGAACATGAGGAATTCATGCGCATATGCGATGAAATCCTCGCGGGCCGGAACAAATGCTGCTTCCGCGATTTTAGTGTCGAGATAGACGCCACGCGGATGTCCGGAGAGATGTGCACCTCGTTGGGAAATGGGTTTTCCAACTTGATGTTCATGGAGTTTCTTTGTGATGAGGTTGGAGCTACGCATGCTATTGGCGTAGTCGAGGGAGACGATGGGTTATATAGGGTGGAGGGGCCCTGCCCAACAGTCGAAGATTTTGCTAGTCTTGGTTTAGTCATTAAGCTTGACCATCATGACCAGCTGGAGACGGCCAGTTTTTGTGGCTTAGTCTTCGATCTTGAAGATCAAATCAATGTGACGGATCCAATTCAAGCTCTCATGAAGTTTGGGTGGACGTCCGGGTCCTACTCGGTAGCCGGGGAGAAGAAACTCCTGGTACTCCTAAGGGCCAAGGCAATGTCATTGAAGCACCAGTTTAATGGGTGTCCTATCCTAGATGAATTAGCCAATTATGCCCTCCGCATCACCGCACATGTACCTCGACGAAGTGTACTGAAACAGATAGAGAGTCAGGTTAAGAATGTCGATTCGGGCTGGTGGGACAGGCAAAAGATGGAGCAAGCCATCCTGTTCTCGCTTCCGAGCCGCCCTGTAGGTGACAGGACGCGGTTGTTAGTCGAGCGACTCTATCATGTACCCGTTGAATTGCAACATGCCATCGAGGCCTATCTCAGGAGTTTGACCGTGAATCAACCCTTGGACATGGGCATCTTTCTTGGGTCCGTCAAGAGAGATTGGGAATCGTACTGGAACGCTTATGTCCTACGTCCCGCCGCTGATGAGGTACTCAAGACCCGCTTGGATCGCGGGCCATATTCCAATCATGTGAAGGAATTTGACTCTTGGAAAGAGTAATAAACTTGTACCGTTCGAACGCGTAAAGGTTCCGTTAGTATTCGATAATTACCGTAGACGTCAACGAGAGACACCTGGGGACGGGATCTTAATAAAGCTTGTAAGTCGCTTGCGCCAGCGAATCCTGC